GTAAAATTTTCATCCCTTCCCTCCGGGCAGGTTTTAGGCAACCCCGATTCTGAATCATGAAGCGCCATGCCTACTCCGAATAGATGGCTGATGTTTGACTGACAAGCGCAAGATGTTGCGCAGTTTTGCCCGTGACAAGAGCGCGGGAGAAAATAAATAATGAAACGCATGTTGTTTAATGCGACCCAATCCGAAGAGCTCAGGGTCGCGATAGTGGATGGTCAAAAGCTGATTGACCTGGATATCGAATCGGCTAGCAAGGAACAAAGAAAAAGCAATATATACAAGGGAGTAATCACAAGAATAGAACCCAGTCTGGAGGCTGCTTTCGTCGATTACGGCGGAGACAGGCACGGCTTTCTCCCCTTCAAGGAAATCGCCAGGAGCAATTTCCTCGGGGAAAACGTCGATGTCGGCCGCGCCAGGATACAGGACGTCCTGAAGGAAAAGCAGGAAGTCATCGTCCAGGTGGACAAGGACGAGCGCGGCACCAAGGGCGCCGCGCTCACCACCTTCATCAGCCTGGCCGGGCGCTATCTGGTCCTGATGCCCAACAACCCCAGGGGGGGCGGCGTATCCCGCCGCATCGAGGGGGAAGACCGCAACGAACTGCGCGATATCATGGCGCAGCTCGAAATCCCGCAAGGCATGAGCATCATCGCCAGGACTGCCGGAATAGGCAGGAGCCTGGAAGAACTGCAATGGGATCTCAACTACCTGATGCAGCTCTGGACCGCGATCGAGAGCGCATCGAAGCAGCAAAGCGGCGCCTTCCTGATCTACCAGGAAAGCAGCCTGGTCATCCGCGCGATCAGGGACTATTTCAACCAGGATATCGGCGAAATCCTGATCGACACCGACGACATCTATCAGCAGGCCAGGCAGTTCATGAGCCATGTGATGCCGTCCAACGTGGACCGGGTCAAGCTCTACAGCGACGACATTCCGCTTTTCTCCCGCTTCCAGATCGAGCACCAGATCGAAACCGCCTATTCGCGCACGGTTTCCCTTCCCTCTGGCGGTGCGATCGTGATCGATCATACCGAAGCGCTGGTTTCCATCGACGTCAATTCGGCACGCGCCACCAAGGGCGCGGACATCGAACAGACCGCCTTCAACACCAACCTTGAAGCCGCCGACGAAATCGCCAGGCAGTTGAGGTTGCGCGATCTGGGCGGACTCATCGTGATCGACTTCATCGACATGGAAAGCGGCAAGAACCAGCGCGAAGTCGAAAACAGGCTGAAGGAAGCGCTCCACCACGACCGGGCGCGCGTGCAGACCGGGAAGATCTCCCGCTTCGGGCTGCTCGAATTGTCGCGCCAGAGGCTGCAGCCCTCCCTGGGCGAGTCCAGCCACATGCCCTGCCCCCGCTGCCACGGGACAGGCCACATTCGCGGCATAGAATCCTCGGCCTTGCACATCCTCAGGATCATCCAGGAGGAGGCGATGAAGGAGAACAGCGCCCTGATTCGCGCCCAGGTCCCGGTGGATGTCGCGACCTACCTGCTGAACGAAAAGCGGGCGGAAATCCATACCATCGAATCCAGGCTCAGGGTCGATGTGGTGCTGATCCCGAACATGCATATCGAAACGCCCAATTACACCATCACGAGGCTCCGCCACGACGAACTGAACGCTTCCGACAATGCAGCGGCGAGCTACCAGCTTGTCGAGAAGCCGCTCGAAGAAACCCTGGAGCCTGCCAAGGAAGCAGCCAAGGCTTCCCGCCCACAGGCTGCCGTAAGGGGCATCACCCCCGACCAGCCCGCTCCGGTGAAGGCCGAAGCGAAGAAACCCGGCTTCTTCGAGAAGATGTTCTCGTGGTTCAAGCCCGAGGAAAGCGAAGCGCCCAGGACCCCGGCGCCGGCCAAGCCCTTGCCGGCCCGCGAGAGGCCGCGCCGCCAGGAGAACAGGCAGCGGCCTTCCGAAGCGAAGCGCCCGGCGACGCCCAAGCAACCCAAACCTGAAAAGCAGCCGCTGCCCGCAGTCGAAGCGGTCGAGGCGGAAAAGCCGCCGCGCGAGGGGGGCGAAGGCGGGGGACGCGGCAAACGCAGGCGCGGCAGGCGCGACAGGGGAAGGGGTGATCGCCAGGAAGCTCTGGCGATCGAGTCCGGAAAACCGGCAGGCGAACCGATCATCGAAGCGATCATAGAATACGCAAAACCCGCGAGCGGCGAGGCGGTCGCGGAAAAAGCCCAGCCCAAAGCCAGGCCGGCCAGAATCGAGGCGATCATCGAGTATGCCCAGCCGCAAAAGGACGGGGATGCCGAGCCGAAAAAGGACGAACCGGAGTTGCAGCAGGTCGAGACGAATCCTGAAAAGGTGCAGCAGACCGCGTCGGAAGCCAGCTTCGAAAAGGCGAGAACCAACCCGCGCCGCCGCAGGACGCGCAACGTCACTCCCATCGAACCCGAACAGCTGCTCCAGGTCGAAACCAAGCAGGCAGAATAGGCTCTAGCGGGCTGCCGAGATTTGCGCGAGCAGCCCCCTGGATGCGCTTTCCACCCTGTCGAGCACGGCCTCGAAGCCCTGCGCGCCGCCGTAATACGGGTCCGGCACTTCAGGGTCTGCGAAATCCCCGCTGAATTCCATGAAAAGCCTCGCCTTGCCCTGCAACCCGGGAGAGGCGATGCGCTTCAGTATCGCGAGATTGTTTCTGTCCATGGCAAGGATGTAGTCGAAATGCAGGAAATCCTTCGCCTCCACCTGCCTCGCGCGCAAGCCGCTCATGTCGTAGCCCCTTCCCCTTGCAGCGCGCATCGAGCGCTCGTCCGGGGGGCTTCCGATATGGTAGTCGTGGGTGCCTGCCGAATCGATGAAAACCCTTTCGATGAGCCCCGCCTCTTCCGCCATCTTCCTGAACACCGCTTCCGCTGTCGGGGAGCGGCAGATGTTGCCCATGCAGATAAATAACACGCCTATTTTTTCTTTATTTTTCATTGATTTAATAATCACCCATTGAGGCATTTAATGCTCAAATAATAGCAAATCAGGATATTTAAGATCAAATAGTTACTCGATGGTTTTGGGGAAGAAAATACGCGCATAGCGACGGACTGTTAATCCGCAGGTCCCTGGTTCGAGTCCAGGTCGGGGAGCCAGATTCTACGCGGAATTCGGAGCAGTTGGCACCTTGCCAAAAATCCACTGCTCCGCAATCTGCTCCGCAATTCCTATTTCACCGCGCTATCTTTTTCCCTCGCCCACTCCTGCAAATCCTCTAAGGTCTGGGTGGTGATGGCGCAGTCGCGGGGGAGTGAAGCAGCCAGTCCGTCAATGGTTTTTCCATCAACGAGGCCGGGGGCTGCGCCGGGGGCGGACAAATGTGCGCTACCTGAATCGGTTGGCTCGCGCAGGCTGTCAGTGCAAGTGATGTGAGCAGCGGGAGAAGTTTTCGCATTGTATTCCTCCTGGATTTTGACGAGTTGCTTTGCATAGGCGGATTGAATCTGATTCGAAAGCGCCTCATGCTGCGCTTCGATCTGGGCCGACTTCTGGGCATCGACAGCAACTTGCTGCGCCACCTCTGCCTTGTAGCTTTTCAGCGCTGCCTGGGCACCCAGAACAGAGCCATGCTCGAACTTGTAGCCGATCCCGAAACCCACGCCTACCAGAACCAGCATCCCAACGAGCTTTGCGATGAGCGAAAAAGGGATGGATGGCATGTCAGTTTCCTTTCCGGAGTCCGAACCATCCACCGACGCCAGCCGACAATGCGCCCGCCCCAACACCGAAGGCTTGAGGGTCGAACGTCTGTCCCTTGTGGATCGCATAGACGGTAGAGCCGATGTATGCCAGGACCATCAGGCTTGCATGGACTCTCGCATCGTCAATCGTGCCGTCTGCCCCGGTAAGCATGGACTTGAGCCAGTTCATTTTCTGATCCCTCTCTTTATTGCATCGAAAAAGAGAAGCGAAACCACCACTCCCACAAGAATCCATCCGACGAGATTCATGCCATTCCCTCCCTGAAAAGTTGAGCTTCCGCCTCTCTGCGCCGAAGAAGTCCGGCTACCACTCTGCCGGCAGCATGATCCCATCTGTCGAATTGCGCGGCGGCTCCGGCGAAATCTGCGCGATTCAGGCAACGGAGAAGCGTTGATCCGAGGAATGCGCCTTCGCCGAGGTTGAAGATGAAGTCCCGGACGGCAAGATCCTCACTCGGCGTGAGGTGTTCGGATACGTGCTCATCGATGACGCGCTGCGCTTTCTGCTTGTCTATAACGAGCTGCGCGTCTGCCTGTTCCTGCGTCCACGTCAAACCTTCATGGACTTCCGGTCCCGTGTGTCCCCAGCCGATTGTCCAGGGATCACCGCCGGAAGCCGGATCTGGATAAGCTGTCAGCCTGCATCCCTCAAATTCATTTTCAAGATCCACGGTCCACCTCTTCATCGGGGGTGAAAACGAATCCCGGAATGCGCGGCCATGCCTGAAAAACCCACTCGGGGAAGCTCATCACATGAATGCCGTGATCCTTCAGGCGGTGGAACTTGGCATTGATGACCAGCATGTTCGCCATGCTGTCGACGAAGAGCTCAGGCTTGGCCGGATCGAACGCCTTCCAGTCGAATCCCTTGATCTCGGCCAGCTTGCAGATCGCCCAAATGAACGAATGCTCAACCGGGTAGGTTTCGCCTGTGGGTTGGTCGGTGTGCAGGTCGAGGACGGCCAGCGTGGTCACTTCACCCAGCGCGATCTTTTTCACCATCTCCCAATCGACGGCTCCGGCAAAGGCCCACTCGATCCAGACGTGATGATATTCAGCCCCGTCGACGTGCCCGGATATGGCGCACGGGATCTTCTTCGCATGCCCTTCCCGCTTCGTTTCGAGAAAGGTGGAAGATTCGGTGCGCGGCGGATGGTCCGGGTAAAACACATCCTCGGTCAGCCTATCCTGCTTTTCGTGCTCATGTTGCGGTGCATTCATTTTCAGGCTCCAGAAATGAAAAACCCGCTTTCGCGGGCTTGTGGTGAATATCCGGCTGAATCTGAGATTCAAGCGGGATTGATGGTCATAAATTAGTGACTAAAACACATGGTTTTATGTGCTCAAGAATCTTTCCGAATCACCTTTTCCAACCGGTCAAAGCGCTCATCGAAATAGCCCTTAAATCGATCCATAATCTTGTCGATCTCCGGCTTCGGATAATGCTGTTCAGCAATTTTCAGTTCCAGATTCGCAAGTTTTTGCGCGTCCTCTTCGTGCTTCCGGAATAGATCGGAGATTTCAAGCGCCTGTTTCGCGTCTTTCTGGGATAGGAAAAATCCGATGATCGTGAAAAGAATCGTCACCGCCCCGATCGCAAATGTTACCCACGCAACTGCGTCCATCCCCTCCCTTTCTTTCTTCTGGTCATAAAAAAATCCGCAAGGCGGATTGTCAATAAAAAGGCCGCACAAGGCGGCTTGATGAGTGGTTCTGGGTTGTTGTCGGTCTGGCTACCACTTCGGATTACTGGTCAGCGCATCGATGGCGGCCAGCACAGTCGCCACCGACGGCAGCGGCGTGATGGCTTCCTGCGCGATAGCTTGGTTCCACGCTTCGTCGCGCCACTGGTTCATCGCCTTGGCATCAGTCGCCCATGCCGCCACGGTGCTGTTGATGTAGCTGACGCAGATCGCGGCGTCTGCGTATCCTTTGCGCTGTGCGGCTTGGTCGAGGTGCAGCTGAACATTGGCGTCGATGGCCGCGATGAGTTGCGTCGTGGTGGGCGGCGGTTGCGTCAACGCGAATCCAGTCGGAATCGCCCCAATTTCCGTCACCTCCTGCGTCGAACCTGTCGCCTGGTCGTAAATTGTCTGCCCCCTGTAGTCGGGCTGAAGCGCCCATGCGCCATTCGCGTAAACGGCAACTTCATTGGCGGCTGCCGACGGAGGCTGCGTTTCGGTCGAGTCGGCCGGCTCGATGTACGCACCTGGCTCAAGAGGGCTCTCCTGCGCTTGATAAATCCCCCTGTATTCGCCAGTAATCGGATCAAATAAGTAGACTGCTTTTGTTCCCATGTTTCCCCCTTAGTATTTAATTACAAAGTTCACGTATGAGCCTGCCGCGATATTCTGCGACCCTCCCGTCGCGAGGACCACTCCGCCATCAACGGTCTGCGCTGAGCACGCCGCTCCAATTCCGACGAGTCCGCCCGTCGAGAAGTTGCCGTAGATGTTGTGAGCATGCGAAATGACCTGACCAGTAGTATTCGCTCCTAAATTCGCGGAGCTCTGCAGGAGAGTCCCGTTGGCGGCCACAAATGGAAGCCCGAATGTGGTCGAGCCATCACCGGCGCCCCACGTAGTGCCGATGGCCGCGAACAGCGCGGCATATGTGGTACGGCTGATATTTGTCGATGCGGTAGGAATGGCGAGATATCCGGCAGGCGGCGTTGCTCCGCCAAACGGGAGTATAGTGCCTGGCTGCACGCCATTGGCGATGGTTGCAAAAAGAGCATCTGCTGCAGTTTGAGAAAGCGCCGAACTGGTCGCATTGTAGACATTCGTTCCGTCACAATAGACGAGCATGGATGTACCTTGCGGCACGAGAATGCCGGTCCCTGCCGAAGTCTTGACGGTGCGCGTAAACGATCCAGTGGTATTGTTCAGAACAATCCATCTTCCGGTCGAGCCTGTTGGAACAATCAGATTCGCATTTCCGGTGACAGCCCCGGTCATGTTGATGATCGGGTAAGGTGCCTGTCCTTCGGCATCCAGTATGACGTCAGTATTTCCGCCGACCGCAAGATCAAGAATCGAACTTCTGGAACTTGCGAACGCACCTCCTGCTGGAACGACAGGAGCGCCGGAATAAACCGATATATTGCTGCTCGTGATCGTAGTTTGTCCGTAGGCAATCGTGACCACGGCGAGCCCGATGTAGCCGGAATCCGGCGAAGGCGTCGTCTGGGTTCCGGTTGCGGCGGCTGTTCCTGCTTTTGCGACGAGGGTGACGAGATCCTGTCTTTCCGTTGCCTGCGGTGCGCCGCTGTTGCTCTGTCCGGATAAAGGTTGCGAAGGGTTCGCGCTGTTGAAGTACGGCAGCACGACATTGTTCGTGTCACTCTCAGTGAATGCCGCCTGGATCAGGTAATTGATCGAATAACCCGAAGTCGTGGGTGCCGTCATCGTCAAGGTGGCCTGATCGAGCAAAACACCCTGTTTCAGAATCTGGTGCGTCGTATCGGCAGCCAGAACCCCGTAGGCCGTAGCATCCACATCCTCGAGCGCGTAAATCTGCCCAGGATTCACGTAGACCGAGAGAGACGCCGGGGAAGTCGGGATAACCCCAAGGCCCGATGACAAGGTGGATGTCCCGAAAAGCGCCTCTGACAGCTTCGACAGGCCGATCATGGCCGATCTCTGGGCGAACAGGAAATCGGTGCTTCTCCCCTGCTCCTGCGTGTAAACGATACTTCTGTCCAAGATATTCTCCTTCTATGGCGTGACAGGACTGTTTGCGATTCTCAGCCAGATGAGCGAGCCCACCGGCTTCGTGGACTCTACGGCGGCGATGATTGCGGAATCGGTAATGGAAACAGGGGAAAGGTCCGACCATGCCCCCCATGAATCCCAGCTAAAAGTGTACGCATCCCATTCCCCCAGATCGGAATCACCCCCAGCCGGTCGATAGGCTGTGACGAGTGCTTGGTAAGGCAATGGATCACCCCATCCCCCACCTTGAGGGACCCCGGCATCGAAATAGAAGCCGCCATCCCAGCCGCCGCTATCAGTGGTGTTGTATGGCTCGAAAATGGTGGGTGCTTGTCCGGTAATCAGGGTCAGTACGTTGACCATATCCGCCCTAGTCGGACCTTTTACGAATAGATTGGCGAGAATCCTTCCCCTGAATGCTCCGTCCGTTTCATTCGTGAGCCTCGGCAGGTTGTTTCCGAAGAAGTCCGCCGATATCAGGTCGAGCCAGCCATCTGTGGCGGTTTTGATGCGGATTTGCAAAGCTGCGTAGGTGATTTGGGCGTAATTGCTCGAAAGCGCCCACGCCGGACCCTGGAGGGTGGCATCAAAATTCGGTGAATCTCCGAACCAGGTGCGCGGGAATTGCGCCTTCAGCCGGGCGAAAATATCATTCTGATCTCCTATCATGATATGGCCACGGTCCCAGCGATAACAGCCTCTTGAGCAGTGGCTGTGAGATCAGCCGTGCCTGAATTCAACAGGAGCGCAGTGACATCCTGAACGCCAGGAACGGCCCATATCACCGCATAAAGCTGCGTGTAATAGAGCGTCTGGCCGAGTTGAATGGTGGCGATAAAATCTTGAATAGCGGTTGTCACCGCTGCCGCGACTTGGGTATGGGTATATCCGGAAGCCGCCGTCACCGTGGCCGAGACATTCGCTGTCAGTTGGGTTGCAGCAAACACCCCGAATCTTGATGTGAAGGGTCTGATGGCATCGATGGCAGCATAGACAAGGCTTTGGAGCCCGGAAGTCCACGGGCTGATCACGACATAGAAATAACCGTTATCCGTGGACCCGTTGTAGTCCTGATTCTCGACGATGGTATATTGAATTCCCTGCTGCAATCCTGATATAGCCGAGGCCACAGATGAAGCGCCCCCCTGTCTCAGCCCTTGAATGTAGAGCTGAAAGCGCGCGATCAGCGCGGCGTCAGTCTCTTCGTCTACTCCGGAACTGAATGCGCTTGCGTTGGTAACGGTGTCAACCCCCGAGATCGCCGTCGAGATCGTGGTGATGGTGTTGGCGTTGACGTTCCCCTGTATCCCGGCATTGACAGCCTGAACCGTAGCAATTGCCGAAGCGGTTCCGGCAGGGATGACGTAGGCGTTCAGTGCGGCATTCCATGCAGCCTGGGTGGAATCGGCAATGACCGTGAAGGATTGGGAGCCGTCTGCCGTCTGGATCGTCGAGCCTACGGCAATCAGCGCTTGATTCGTTGGCGTGAACCTTGAAAATGCGACCTGTCCGGTAGCGGCAACAGCGGGTTCCCGGGTCAATCCAAAATCACCGACAAAACTGTCGATGTCCGTCCCGGTCGATGTTGACAGACGGGTAGCGGAAAGGAGTTGCATGACGAGGGACTGTAGCCATACTGAAATGGCCGCGACAGCTTCTGCCCGTGCGAGTTCTATCGACCCGACAACAAACGACAGGAGTGCGGTCGTCTTGGCCTGGATGGCGGCAGCCTGCTGCCTCACCAGCGTGGTGATCGTCAGAGTGTTGAGGTTCATTTATTTGCTCGGCTTGAAGGAAAGGCTTTGCTGCTGACCAGTTGGGGTGTAAACCCAGATGATTTGCGCACCCAGAAACCCGCTCGAATCGGACTGAAGCTCGATAGTCGGCTGCGGCAGCATCTGGACGTCGGGTTCAGTTCTCATGATGGCCATGATTGCCGCCTTGATTTCTGCGGACACTTCGGCTGATAGCGCAACCCCGACTTTTGATCCAAGCCCCGCGCCATAGGTCGGATGCCAGATATACTCACCGGGATTCGTCAACAGGCCACGAAGAATGCGCTGATTGATCTCGTCGACCCCGGAAACGGGCAAATCATCCCCCGAGACCGAGAATTGAGTGTCTTGGCCCCACCAGTGGAATTCGTCGGTCATAATGTATTGCTCGGAGTTCCTGTATTTCCACCCTGAGCGTCAGGGTGAGTGTGGACATCGTAATTGTCGCGGATATGCTGCATTGTTCCCTTGGCTCCATTCTGATCGCTGATGTTGAGAGCGGCGACAATGCTCTGAGTCACAGACACATTTCCATCGACTTCAAGGTTTCCCACCTGCTTGAGTAGCGGCGTCGTTGAAGTGATCCCCGTAGAGGCTCCCAGGGTAATCGTGCCATCCCCGTTGAGCTTCACGTAGCTCCCAGATGAATCGATGATCGCGCCATGCCCGGCCTGCACTACAGGAGGTCTCGCTTGATTGTTGAAGAACCTCCCCCCGACCAAAGCCGCTTGATATGAGCCATCCACGAAATCCAGCCTTACGGAATCCCCTATATTGGGGCCAAAAACTGCGCCGTAATTGTTTCCAACCCAGGCGGCTGCCAGAGGGATGAATCCTGTTTCTATCCCCAGGGGCTGAATGACCACTTTCACGGTGTAGTCATTTGGGTTATAAGCCGACACAATGCCGTATTTCGTAGAGGCAAACTGCGACATGAAGCTCGCCACGACCTGCTTGATTCGATCGATCATGACAAGCTCACCGTCTGGGTAAGCGGTGCCGTTTTGCCGACTACGCGCATCCCGAATCCTCTCCTATCGAACCAGCGAACGATTCTTGCTACGTTGTATGTGGTATCGAACATCGTTCCGGTCCCGTCCACTTGCAGTTGAGTCCAAGGGAAAATCAGCGTGTCTCCGGCGAATTCGGCCTCCATCTCGAGTTCATGCTGCGAAATCTCAGCCAGAATCTGATTCGCCTTCTGTTGGCATTGTTGTTGGGTCAGGCCCGGAAAGGTGTAATCGTAGTTCTGCATCATCTGAGCCAGAAGAACGTCTCTTTCATGCCTTTTCTGAGTCTTGGTGGCCGTTGCTGTGGCGCTGTAGGCTGCATTCTTCGCCCCGTGGTAGCTTCTCACCCTGACGGATACATCCTGCGCCAGTGTAAGGTCATGATCGAACCGCAGATTCGTCGCGTTTGATTGCGGATAAGGCGTCTGAGCATTCGGTGGCGTGAACTGAATCAAATAGGGTTCGGGCGACAGGACGCTCTGAAACTTCCCGAAATACAGCGTTCTTCCAAGGATGAAACACTGGAACCCTTCATGCTGCGCGAGATAACTCAGCAGCGTCCATGGCGAGTCCTGCGCGGTCATGCGCACATGGTCGAGGGTGTAAAAGTTTCCGACTTTCTCGGTCGTTGCCGTAACCTGCGGCGTCAGACCGTATTTTTTGGCCAGCATGACGGCGATCTGGCTGGACGTCTGGTTCGGGTATTTCTCGTCTGTCTTGTTGTCGATCAAGAGACCGGAAAGGTCGCGCCCCATCAATCGAATGCTTCCGGTTGCCGGGTCCAGGATCAGCCGGTCAATCCGGGCGGTCATCATCAGGGTGAGATCACCTTCGGAGTAATTCACCGGATCATTCGGGAATCCAGCGTAAACATCGACCAGAATCTCGGTCTGCTGCGTGAACCATGACCACGACAAAGATGCGTTATTGGCGTCGTATTGAGAGGCGATCTCGATCCGGATTGTTCCGGCTTCGTAAATCCCGTTATGCTCGATTTGCCAAGATGTCCAGTCGATCAGCGTAGACCCGATCTTCAGGATAGAGCGCGGGACCCTCCCTTCACCGTGAGCCGGAATGGTATTGATGCTCATGGAATGACGAGGGTATTGATGCCCGTGAGCTGTGGATCGGTCAGGTTATTGGCGGCTGCGATTCGGGTCCACTGTGAGGCGTCCCCGTAATGCTGCGCAGCCAGCTCGTAGAGATTTCCCCCGCCTGTCGTCACCGTCTTGGCGCTTGTCGGTGAATTCACAAGGGCCAAGTTGGCTTGCATACGGTTTGTGATGCTCCTGATCTCGTAGAGCGGAGGAAGTTGAGTCGCGTTCGTCACCTGCGTGAGCACATTACCGACATTCTTCGCCACTGGATTTCCGGGAATTACCCCTCCAACTGTCACGATAGAATTCACCGCATTTTCAGCCGATGAAATCAGGGTGGTGACGTGCGCCTGCAGTTGAGCCAGCGGCGCCACTACCGAGGCGACCCCGGTATTCACGGCGTTCGTGATCTCTCCCAGGCATGCCGCAGCAGTCGAAACGGTTTGATCTATCGGGGTCAATCCGTTGGCGATTGGCTGCGTGACACTGGATAGAGCTGACAATGCACCAGATACCGTGGATGCCAGCGCGTTCAGGGTGGCGTCGCCGTGACAATCTGCAAGATCGGACATCCTCGCCATGTCATTTGCCAGGGACTGCGCAGGCGTGATCGAAGGAACTGAATCGATCAGCGCAGTTTCATCCCGAATCACTTCCAGGGTGATCGAGTAGGGAATCTTGAAGGGCTTCTGGTAATCTGCCTCGAAACTCGCGATCTTCACCGTGTAGATGAAGTCATCCCATGTCAGGGTGCAAACCGACCCTTCACGCCGGAGTGAATCGAGAAACCTGGCTCTTGATGTTGCCGAGGAATAGAGGAACCATCCCGACCACATCAGCGGCTTGTCGGATGGCCCCATCGAATCAACGATCCTTTTGCCGCCGATCATCTGGTGGCGCTTGAGCATCTGCGCACCACCGAAAGGCAAATGCTCCGGAACCTCCGCCCCAGTAAACACGAAAGGCCCGTGCGGCGTCTGCAGGGTGAGTGTGACCAGATTATTCATCAGTTCGAGCCGGGATGCGGGGCCATGGCCGCTCTATTGAATCCAGTGGGGCCATGTGCCTTGTCAGGAATGACGTGCGCGGCGATCTCGCGACCGTCGATGTAATTATGAACCTTAACCTCGATGGCTTCGATTGACCTTTGCAGAACCTTGACCCAGACGGGCGCACCAATCCCGGCAAGCCCACCAGCCACAGCGCCTTCCGGGTGCCCTGATGCGTACCCAAGCGCCGATGAAACTTTGTCGAGTATGGCGTTTGCAATCGGGGTCAACACTGCTGTTGCATTCATAAACGTCATGTTCGCGTTGGCGATCGTCATGTCGGCTTTTGCCACCGTGCTGAACTCTTTAACCAAATCCCCGACCTTTGTTGCGGATGGCGCCATGTTTTTCAAGTCGGCCAGGGTCTTCAGGTTTTTGAGAATGAAGTCCTCGCTGAACAGTGATGCAGCTCTTTGCCCCTGTATTCCGAACCCTTGGCGCGTGGCCGCGTTGAAAGATTCCGCGCTCATGTGCATCCGGTCTTCGGCAAGAATTGAAACGAGGGTCATCAGATCCAGTTTGCCGTTCTTGTAGAACATGGACTGATTGCCCTTGTACAGTCCAAGGCTATGAAGCGCTTCATTCTGCATCTTGTTTTTGAACAGGCCGCTACCCAAGGTATTCGGTAGGGCATTCAAGGCCAGATTGTTCAGCCAGGTTCCAGACTTCGTGTTCAGGATTCCGGCCTGCATCATCGTGGCAAGCATCATCATCACGTCCGGCGCATTTGCGCCTGCTGCATTCAGAGAAGGCAGCGCATAACTTGCCGCCCGGGTGATCTGCGCCAGGCTTGCGTGTGTCGTCAATGACGCCTGCAGCATAGACTCGAAGAGGGGGCCAGCTTTCTCTGGGGTATAAGCGCCTGCCTGATGCGCCAAACCGATAAAAGCCAGCGTCGATTCCGGAAGCGAAACACCCTTCAGCTTCGCTTCTGTGGCGATATACGGCATCGCCATATCCATCATCTGGATCTGTTGTTTTTGGGGAAGTGTGCGCAGCATACGTGCGCCCTCTAGCATGGATTCGGCAAACGGCTTGATGCCGCCACCTGTCGCAAATCCATATTGCCGCGCATACGCGAATTCTCTGTCCCTGAGCGCCGACACATATCCGGCGATATCGCTGGTCTGAGACGTTACGGCAGCTACAGCATTGATGTCACCGAGCTTTGCATTCTCATACAAGCCATAAAGCAATGACGCAGCAAGAATTCCTTTTGAATGCGATGTTCCGGAAGCCACAACCGCGCGTGGTTCATTTGGTGAACCCCCAGGCGTCGTAACCATGGCCGCGCCCGCGCCTTTTGCTGCAGCCAAGTTCCTGGCAACATCCGCGCTCGAGACCGCCATCTGGTCAAGGACGTAGGATGCGCGAGTCAGTCCCGCAGAAGAATCACCCAGGGCAACGGAAGCTTTTGCCGCTCTTCCCATGCTGGTGGCGAGTGTTCCGCTCGCGGCAGACATGCGGCGCACGTTTGCAGAAAACGCCAACATGGATTCGTTGGCCTTCCCAAGCGCCTCGATGATGCGCAGAAGTGATGGTGTTACGCCATCCTCGAGCTTTGCCGCAACTCCAATAGCGTAGGCTTCGATCAAGGCATCTCTCCTGCGAGCGTGGTTTCAATCGTCTTGCCGACGATATTGAGAATGTTGTGGACGTTTCTATAGAGCGCCGGAGCTAGAACCGGGCGAGGCGGAATTCCTCGACTTGTGCCGAGTTCCTGGTAGACCATCACCGGATCTTCGCTTCCCACCACAAACTCGAACGGGGCGGAAATATGATCTACGCTTTCGCGAAGCTTCCCAGAACGAAGCAGCGGGTCGTTTTCCGTGTAGCCCTGGCGAAGCCGATCTTTTTTCGTGGCTGCTTTCAGTTCCAGCCATTCTGCAAACGGCCCCATATCAGTGCGCTGATAGTGACCGAATTCAGATTTCGCGGTAGCTTCGACCAGCGCGGCGGATTGCTCCATTGCGATGGCTAGGCTAGACTCAAGATTAAGCGACACCCGATCCAGCGCACGGGCCAATGCGCCGAATGATTTGTAGGTTTTCATGGAGGTCCAAAATGAAATATGGCTTTATCCTGCTCGCATTTTTTTCTCAGCTTGCAATCGCCCAAACCATGCGCGTTTGCGAACCTCTCAATGCGCCGTCGCAAGACAAAGCGAGCGGTCTGTCGGATATTTCGAATGCGCAGAATTACAGTGATCTTTGTCGCAAAAGAGGATTTTCTTGCAAACCATCGGCTCACCAGACATTCGACCAGCCAAATACAAAATGCTTCACCATCCATGCCAATGGAAAAATCCCGCAGCCGCAACAACATCGCATGGTAGGGAATACCCCTGATCCATTCTTGAAATACGGGCCAAAGATTACGGCTTCTCCCACTCCATCCGGCCCCAAATGAACCTTGCCCCGTCGAGTTCGCCGCACGCCACAACGAATCCAAGTCGCTCAACGTCTGAAAGGGCTTCTGCTTTTTCCCACGGGACACCTGCGCGAGTCAGAATTAAAATCTGCCTGAGCGTAGCGTCCCGGCTTATTTTTTTGCGGTTTCGACATTTCCCTTTTGCGGAAAATGCTGCTCGATGCCGTCCTTGATTGCCTCGAAACCTTCCTCCCCGAGGCGCGATATCAGCCCCTCGATTTCCCGCTTTTTGCTTGGGAACGGAACGGGGTCGCCGTCAATGGCGCTCACATAGATAATCGGGAAACACATCGCATAGTAGCGATTGCTTGAATCGGGGATGGCTTCTTCCAGCCTGAATTGAGCGAGGAAATCCGGCTTTTTGAGCGTGATCACCTTCCCATTCTTCGCCGTGACCTGGACCGAACCGTCGCCGCTCTCGGTCTT